CTATGCCTCCTCCTGTCATTAGACAAGATTCAGCTTCCCAACTGATCTTGGCCCAGTCTTCCCGGTTATCTTCCTCTGCCTTAAGGAGATAGCAATTATTGAAAAACTTCTTATCACGCCCAGCATAGTAGAGATATCTACCTCCGGGAATGAAGCGAAGGTTGGAGATATGATCTATCAGTTGTTCCTTCTCATCAGCGGTAAGCTGATCCTGACAGACATCATTAACTAATGTACACGATAACTCGTGGAATGTTTCCGCTCCCTCGTGAGAATACTTTGTGTTAAAGATATCCTCACTGAACTTGGATCGGAATTGTGGATTGCGGTTTGATTTGAACATTGGATGACCTATTTGTTATAGAAGAGTTCAAGGATTAGCTGGGCGTAGTGAATAGCTTTCTCTACATCTTTCTTTCCTTCTCCCTTTTTCCTATGTCGAGTTATATATTTTACCACGTTACCTTCAAAATAGTCAAGGTCGTTTTGAAAGATATACTCAACAGGTTGGATACCACAATCTTTATAGTGTTGTCCACCCACTTGTTTCTTCAGGGCATTATCTTCTTTCATTCGGCGAAGGTAGTAGTCATAAGTTCCTTCTCTATTCCAGTTATCTTTTTCTACCTCACCTCCACAATGTATACATTTTAAGGCGGTCCAATCAAAGTGTGTTACCGTGATTTCCTTACCACATTCTGGACACCAGATTGAGTAATTTTCTTTAAGCTTGTCCATCAGAAACGCTTCCTGTTCCTCCAGTCGGGTTTGAAGATGATAGGAATCTTTTGGAAAATAAGAGAAGTCTCCTTCATAATGAGATCCACTTTCACAAGACACTGTTGATTTTTCGTCGGACTTCATTGATATCTCCTGATTTGATTGCATTGAAGGTGAACGTACGAACCATTGCTGGTTGAAGTCCTGCGAGTAGACAGGTATCCTCAAAGTTATCACAAGTAACCCCAACATAAGAAAAGATCCAGCCGTGAGCTTGATCTCTATGTATCTTTATACTACTTCTCTCGTAGAGATCCTCAGGCTTTGTAAGATCTAGGATAGCCTGAAAGATCACAGCCAGATGAAGACTCTTGATAGGATCTTTCTGGGCTGTATCGTAGAGAGACTCAAAGTCTACATCAAGATTCAACTGGCTCTTGAACAGGTCTGGAAAACTTTCCGCCTATATAATTATTATAGTACGCAGCTTCATCTGTTCCCTCTAGCTTTGCAGTTAAGACATGATTGATCATTTGATAATAACACTCGTAGTATCGTAAGCTCCGTTTATTTTTATACTCTCCGATAATCTGAAACCGGAAGTGTTTCTTTCCCAGCTTCTCGATCTCCTCATTAAGAGTCTTATTTGATCCGGTATAGATTCTCCAGTTGGACTCGACCTTCTTTTTATTTTTCTTAACAAAGTATTGCTTGCATCCTATGTAAGCCTTCTTGGTTTCCTTTCTGGTTATCAGATAGACAAACCCAAAATTAGTTTTGGTGTCGAGTTTCTGATGATACTCCCAATGCATTACCAATTCACTACTTCTTCAACATCAGGATCTTTGGTAACTTGTGTGAGAAATCTTTTACCTCGTGCATACCGGAACACACGAAGACCTTGACCTTGGTTAGCATCCTGCCAGCATTCTCTCTTATGCCCACAATAAACACAACCAACAGCAAGCTTATGATTGCCAGACTTCCCATCAGGCACAGCATCATAACACCGATCAGGTACCCTGCTGTCTGTAACCATTCCTTTAAGGTACGAAACCCTTTGTTTAGCATTGATCATATCCATCTGATGTACAGGAGTTAAACATATTTCTCCTGTTGATTTATTAATAACAAGGAATGCAGCCCGGTCAACTCCATTGGCATGAGCGTAAGCTGATATCTGAGCAATGTATCCGAAAGGATCATCTTCTGCAAGCTTGTGATATCGAAACTTATCAAAGCCCGGACCACTTGCAGATTTACAATCAACCAGAACCCCATCGATCATGGCATCTTGGTGACCACTCACTCCTTCGACTTCTACTTCTCTTTGTTGATCTGTTATTGTATGGCCTGAGATAGAGGCACAAAGAAGCAACAGCTCTTCCAAGATATATCCGTATAAAAACTTTATACGGGTGGAGGGTTGAAGTTGTACGTCTCTTAGAGGTTTATTAAGATCGTACCAGAGTTGTCGGTTTGGTTTGCCAATGGCAGATAATCGTAGGTTGGCACGATCCTTGGGCTTCTCGTAGAGAAACTCCTTGATGTGTGTCTTGAGCATGTTACCAAAATTATCTATATGTTTATCTACCTCCTCTTCATCCATCTCAATAGGATCAAGGGTAAATAGATTATAGATATCTTCAACTAATGTTTCTACCTGTTTCATGTGAGATAGAAAGGGTGTCACACTGCCCTCATTCAAAACAAGGTGACACCCTCTCTCCTTTCTGGTTATTAAAAGGGGACGTTGTCTTCCTGCACGTAGCCTCCTTCTACTGGTTCAAAGTCTTGGTCCTCTCTGGTGTACTCGATGAAGTCCACCACCTGCACTGCTGCCAAGTCAGCAGATACTCCTGATTTACCAGCATAGTTCCACTCGTAAGGAGTGGCCTTAACATTTACCGTGCTACCATTAGCAATCAGTTTACCATTCCAAGGATTGTTCTGCGAATCTTTCACAAAGGGAGCGGCACGTTGGCTACCATCAGGACGCAATACTTTACGCTTGATAGTAACAAAGTCACCCCGGTCGTCATCCTTGTTATTAATAGGAAGGCCAGCTCCCTCGATGACAGATCGATTGTCATCAGTAACCTCAACTTGTATAGACCAAACCGGATCGAACTTGGTATTCGGCTCGATGATTGAGGCATAGTGGCATTTGCCAGAAATGTAAATCGGATCGTTCATTCTGTTCTCCTTTTAAATACTGCACCATTGCAGCCATGAGTGGGGATCATTCCCCAAGACTAATCTACGCTCTGTAGTACTACTTCGTACTACTACAGAGCTTGATTAGGTACTACCAACTACGCAACGAGTGAATTATACCACACCCGTATTCAAGAGTCAACAACTTTCTTCACATTCTTCCAAATATTTTAAAGCTCTTCTTACATGATTGATGTTATCCTCAAAGAACCCCAAGGCGGAATTACATTTCCCACAGATCCATCCCTTGAAATTTCCTGTATCATGGTTGTGATCTAGTACAAATGGAGTTGTTGTTCCATTTGTCTGGGGAATGATTTCCTCAGGAGTTTTAAGGCAGATAGGACATACATAACCCTCAGGGGGATAAGACGAAGTTGCTCTCAAGGAACGAACTTGGCGTTTTCTTGTAGCTTCACATCTTAAACATACTCTGGAGTGCTGTGGCTTCCCCGCCACAGACATCGCATAGAGTAATACAAAATCCTCGCTAGATTTTTCTTCTCCGCACTTAATACATATCTTTGTTCCTTTGGATTTGTCAATAGATTTGAAATCTGAGAATAGCTCTCCTTGATTTTCCATCAGTGTGTCTCTGACCAATTGTTCCCAACCTTAAAGCTGGAATCAAGATCACATTTAAAGTTTAGTATCTCCTGTGTAGAATGGATAGCTTCCTTTGTTATCTTACCGAAGCTTTCAACGTCAGGCTTGGCTACCTCGAACTGATATTCGTCATGTACTGAAGCTACCAGTTGGGCATCTAGTCCAGACCTTTGTATTCTCTTGTCCATTTCGACAAGCCACTGCTTACAAACCACGGCCCCGGCTCCTTGAATAAGAGTATTTAAAGCGGCATGATCCGATCTGATATGTAATCTTCGACCATCCAGTCCCTTTATCATGCCACTCTGGGCTGCTTCCTGTATGTTAGTTCGGAGTGTCTTCAAGGGTGGAATATTCTTTAGAAACTTTTCTATTAGTTCACGCCCAGTTCGAGAAGACCCTCCTACTATCTTACCTATCTTGGCCGCACCGGCTCCGTAGAGAAAGGCATAGATAAAAGTCTTTGCCTGATCTCTTGTTTTAAGACCAGCCGCTTTCTGATTAGCTGTGTGTATATCTCCTGTAAGAACCTCCTCTGTAAAGAGCTTACTGTCCAGATAGTGGGCCAGACATCGAAGCTCCAGACCACTAGCATCGGTTCCTACAAGTTGATGTGTCTCTGGATTCGATACTGTCCAGAGGGATCGACACTCCTTACCGTAAGGACTATATACTGCCGGAACTTGGGCCATGTTAGGCTTATGGTGAGCCATCCGACCCGTGATAGTACGAAGGGTAAGAACTCTACCGTGAACTCGATCATCTTCCTGACACTCTTGTATCCAAGACTTGAGTAGTCCGGTACGCTTCTGAAGTAGGAAGTATCTATTGAACATCTGAGCTTCAGGCATGTCCTTGATCTTGGATAGAACTTCCTCATTAATAATAATGTTATCCTTATCTGTGAACTTCTTGGGTTTCCATCCTCTCTCCATCAGACGTTCGGCAATCTGTTTTCTACTGGAGATATTGAAGGGGATGTATTTAACCTTGGTTTTTAGCTGTACCTCAGTGGGTTCGAACATATCATTAGCCTGAGCTTCAAGCTGATGTTGTTCATCTTCCAGTTGAGCTAGAAGGATTTGTCCTTCCATAAGATTAAAGGCAAAGCCATTGTCTTGCTGTCTATCTATTATAGATCTTATCTGACGTTCTAATTCGTAGGCTTGTGGGCTGAAGATCCTTCCTTCCTTTTCCAGACTAGCCCCTAGCTTTCGGGTTAGCTCAGTGTCACGTATACAATACTCCAACATCTCTGGACTGTACTCACCAAACTCATTAAGTTCTCCTTTG